CAAGGGCGCTACGACACCAGGATGAAGAAGTTTCCTGATGAACTGCACGACCCCAAAGACACACCGCATGAGTATCTGACCCAGCTAAAAGGGTTTGTGCAAGAAGCGCGAGAAGAAATCCCCCAAGATTCAGAACTGCAAAATCTAGTCGATGAAATTGCTGATCTGATCAATTCAACCCTGTATCTTTTAACTCTGAAATGAGGAAATCATGGACAAATCCCAACCCGCTGGCTACGGCAACAAAGTGAAAATGGCTGGCAACCCTGCCCCTGACATGAAGTCTGGTGAGCAGGGCAGTGCCAAGAAAGGCATTCCCAATGCCATGACCAACAAAATGCCTGTCGGGAATGATTGCACTGGTGGCAAATCAAGTGGTGTTTGCTACACTCACGACCGCAAGTGCTACCAATAAAGCGTAAACCCCACCGTGAATGAGACGGCAGGGCTTACTGACCAAACAAAAAAGGAGGTTTTGAATGGCTGAAATGGATTCTAATTGCGGGAACTGTAAATATTACCGTCCCCAGCAAATCATGGGCATCTGTCGGTTAAACCCGCAACAGGTGAACAAGCACGAAAAAGATTGGTGCGGTCAGCATCTGATCGTTGAAAGTCAAGAGGTAAAGGTCGATTTAATCGCCTTACCTGTTTACGACATAACCACCGATCAAACCACCCAAGTGCCCCAAAAGCGCAAATATGAGAGGAAAGCAAATGCTAAAACCTCTATTTGACAGGGTGGTGGTACGCCCCCAAGTGCGGCATATCTCCGACATAATCTACATTGACAACAAAGAACCCTTCAACGAGGGAACGGTTGTGGCGGTTGGCCCAGACGTTGAGGGTGTCCAAGCTGGCGACTTCATCAAGTATGGGAATGGGGACTATCTGAAATGGCCCACCCACAAGATTGATGGACAGGATTATCAAATCATTCAAGAAGCGGACATTTGCGCCGTTGTGGAGGAATCAGAATGACTGATAAAGAACTGTTGGAATTTGCTGCAAAGGCGGCATGGGGTGCTATGGCTAACCAAATGATTGAAAGCGGGTGGAATCCTCTTCAAGATGATGGCGATGCGCTACGATTGGCTGTAAAGTTGAACATTGATTTATCTCATTCATGGACAGTTGTAAGTGGAGATGACAATTATCCGATGGCATCAATTCATGCGTCTTGTAATGGGCAGAATAATTTTTACGAATTAAAAGAGTCTGATTCTTTTGCCGCCACAAGACGCGCAATTGTCATGGTTGCTGCTGAATTAACAAAAACAGAGGAGTTTGCATGAAATCAGGACTTTACGCCAACATTCATGCTAAACAAGAACGCATAGAGCGCCAAAAGGCGGCGGGTAAAACGCCCGAGCGCATGAGGTCGCCAGGGGCAAAGGGTGCGCCTACTGCCCAAGCATTCAAAGAATCAGCCAAAACCGCCAAAAAGAAGTAATCATGGCAAAGCACGACAAGCCCATTCCCCACAAGACCACGGGCAAGGGGAAAACATACAACCCCACCGAAAAAGGTGCGGGAATGACCGCCAAAGGCCGTGCAGAGTACAACGCCAAGAACAATTCAAACTTGAAGCCACCAGCCCCAAACCCCAAGACCAAGGCAGATGCTGGACGAAAAGCCAGTTTTTGCGCTAGGATGGAGGGGGTGGTAAAACACTCTAAAGGCCCAGCAGAACGGGCTAAGGCCAGTCTAAAAAACTGGAATTGTTAACCCTTTTGGAAGAAATAAAGGAAATATCATGTCAAATTCAATCGCAACAGGCGTAGCTTACGCAGACCCAGAGTTCGTTTCAGTTCAAGTTGGTAATTCAACTGTCCCAGTAGCTGTAACGACCAGCGGCATCATTAACGGGGCATATGCCACAACCAGCGCCGCAAGTGGCGACACCCGACTAACTTACCAGAGACTAACGTTTAGCAGCACTGGTAGCGGTGAAACCATTCGAGCGTTTAGCGTTGTGACGGGCGCAGGTGCTGCCACTGGTGGAACAATTAATGGCGCACACCTGAGTTTGAGCGTTAATGGCGCTGGCACTATTTCTGGCGCTGGCAATGCTTTACGGGCTACCTTGGGCGGTACATCCACCAACCCTGGCGGCACGTTGGCGGCTATCCAGGCAGACTCTAACTTTGCATCTGGCGGTACTTGGACGAATACATCATTCATTCGTTTCACCAACAGCGGCACGGGTACAGTTCCCAACTTGTTCAACATTCCCGCAGCTTTGTTTGTAACAAGCACTGCCTCTATTGCCAAGACCTTGAAAGTTGTGGCATCGGACGGCACACCTTATTACATCATGTGTTCAAGCGCAGCGTAAATGTTGAAGCATCCAAATCCAGAAATTCAGCTTTTGGTTGAGATGCTAGAGGGGCAGCGGGATTCCGCTATGGCTCAAGCCGCTGCCCTTTTTAGAGAAAACACCGAGTTGAAGCAAGCCTTACAAGAAAAGCTGGCCCAAGAATCCAAGGAGAAAGCAAATGCCGCTGATAGCATCAATGACCCCCAAGGCGTTGAAGGCCAACATTAAGGCAGAGATCGCCGCTGGCAAGCCGCCCAAACAAGCGGTGGCTATTGGCTATTCAGTACAGCGGGAAGCCATGAAAGAGGCTAAGAAGCCCACAAAGAAGAAGAAGTAAATGCCTACCCTTGCTGACATTTACAGCGCACTAAACACGTTTAAGCGCAAATCATCGGATTTTGTCCAGAATCCTGGGACAAGCCTTGAACAGATGTTGTTTGCCGCAAACGAAAATGCACGGGAATTCAACAAGAAACACGCACTAGCGACTGATTACACCATTGCCCACGCCAGAGGCCAGCAACCCACGCCAGAGCAAACACAGGCCGAAATGGGGCTAAGAAACACGCTATCAGAGGCATATAGCCCAGGAATGACGGTTTATCATGGTTCGCCCCATGTGTTTGAGCGTTTTGACTTGGGAAAAATTGGAACTGGTGAAGGCGCACAGTCTTATGGGTCTGGAATGTATGTGGCCCAAAATCCCAAAGTGGCTGAAGGATATAAAAAAACACTCGCACACAAAAATTACGCATCAATTGTTCAAAATGATAGAAATAATTACAGTGTAATTGCAAAAGATGGTTCAAAAATAGCCGAAAACGTAATGCTAGGACAGGCACATAAAGCAAAAGATGCTTTTGATGCCTCGCAAACGGGTTCTTTTTACAAAGTTGATGTGCCTGACACACACATTCGCAGGATGTTGGATTGGGATGCGCCACTTAAAGACCAGCCAACCCCTGTCAGAAAACTAGCCAAAGCACTTGGCCTAGACATGAATGATCTGGGTGGCGACTTGCTGGCAAAGGTGGGTAAGGACGAGGCTGGCAGAAAAGTGCTGCAAGACGCTGGAATTAGGGGCATCAAGTATCTTGATCAAAACAGCAGACATCCAGGCACTGCATCACTGACCCCACATCAAATTGACACACGCATAAATGTTTTGAGAAAAGACATAGATTCTGGGTTAGGTGATCAAAACAGGATGAAGCAAATCTTGTCATCATTGGAAGCGGAAAAAGCCTTGCATACAAATTTAACGCGAAATTTTGTGGTTTTTGACCCCAGCCATATGACTATACTAGAACGCAACCAGCAAGCAATAAAATAAGTAACAACAAAGACTTAGGATTGGAATCAAATGGCAGAGCGAGGCGCACAAGTAGGTAACCAGAACGCTGCGAAAAGCAGGATGTTCTATGACAAGCTGCGCCTTGTTTTAACGACTGAGCCGCACCGACTTAGGGGGATTGCCGAACAGTTGGTAAGCCAAGCCGAAGCGGGTGAACCCTGGGCAATCAAAGAAATCATCGATAGGATGGATGGCAAGGCAATACAGGCAACGACCATTGAAAACGCAGATGGAACGCCTTTGCTGGGTGGGATTCAAGTCACATTCATTAAGCCCGAATGACTGATGTACAAGATGCCATTGCAAAGGCAGAGTTCCCTGTCAAGCTGCAAGGGTTGTTTCAAAAGTCCCGTTACAAAGTCCTGTATGGTGGGCGAGGCGGGGCAAAGTCTTGGGGGATAGCTAGGGCATTGCTTATCTTGGGTGCAAAGAACCCAATCCGCATCCTGTGCGCCCGAGAGTTCCAGACCAGCATCAGGGATTCAGTTCACAAACTGCTGTGCGACCAGATCGAAAGCCTTGGACTGCTGGGGTTCTATGAGATCACCCAGGCCAGCATCAGGGGGCGCAATGGCACAGAATTCAGCTTTGTTGGCCTCAAAAACAACGTTAGCAACATCAAATCCTATGAAGGGGTTGATATTTGCTGGGTTGAAGAAGCCCAAACCACCAGCCGTTTATCGTGGAACATCCTAATCCCAACCATTCGCAAGGGCGGTTCAGAGATATGGATTTCGTTCAACCCCGAGTTGGAAACAGACGAAACTTACCAGCGGTTTGTGGCTATTCCCCCAGATGACTGCATCACGATGCGGGTGAACTGGAGTGACAACCCTTGGTTTCCCGAAACCCTGCGCCTGGAAAAAGACTCGCTAAAGCAAAGGGACGAGGAGGCTTACAACCAAGTTTGGGAAGGTTTATGCCGCCAGACTGTGGATGGGGCAATCTTTGCCAAGGAAATGCAAGCCGCCGAGAAGGATGGTCGCATCACCAAAGTGCCCTATGACGCAACCAAACCCGTTCATGCTGTGTTTGATTTGGGTTGGTCGGATAGCACCGCCATCTGGTTTCTCCAGTTTGTGGGGATGGAGACAAGGCTAATCCGCTACATTGAGGATGCCCAGAAAACCATCAGCTATTACTTGGCGACCATGCAAACCTATGGTTATGTATACGATACCGTTTGGTTGCCCCATGACGCTGAGAATAAGACGCTGGCAGCGGCGGGAAGGTCAATTGATGACATTGTGAGGGCGGCAGGATACAAGACCACCATCTTGCCTAGAGTGCCGATTCTGGACTCAATCAACGCCGCTAGGACAATATTCCCTAACTGTTACTTTGACCGTGAACACACCGCCGATGGGCTGGCTTGCCTAAGACATTACAGGTACGAGGTTGACCCAGACACGGGGCAGTTCAGCAGAAACCCATTGCACGACCATTATTCCCACGGGGCAGATGCGTTCCGATACATTGGGCTTATGATCAAAGAACCCACTAAACGCAAGAAGCAAATGATTGCCACAGCGGGAAGTTGGATGGGCTAGACCGCCCTCAAATTCGATAGGATAATCGCCCAAAGGGGTTCATATGGCTTACCAAGATGCAGATGGCGCAAACGCCAAGATTAACGAAGCGATCAAGTTTTGGCGCTTGGTCAATGATTCGGACTCCACAAACCGAGCCGAGGCGCTAAACGACATTAAATTTGCCGCTGGTGATCAATGGCCTGTTGAGATTCAGAATAGCCGCAATCTGGAAAGCCGTCCCTGTCTGACCATCAACAAGATCGATGCCTATATCCGACAGGTGACCAATCAGCAAAGGATGCAACGCCCACGCATCAAGGTTCACCCTGTCAACAACCTTGCCGACTACAAGATTGCCCAAGTTATTGAGGGCATCACCCGCCACATTGAGGTCAATTCCAGCGCCGACACCGCCTACGACACCGCATTTGACTATGCCGTGCGGATGGGCTGGGGATACTGGCGCATCAACTACAAGTATGTGCGGGAAGATTCATTCGATCAAGAAATCTATATTGATGCAGTTGAAAACCCTTTTACCGTGTATTTCGACCCCAACAGCGTCAGGCCAGATGGTTCGGATGCCGAGCGATGCCTAATCACCACGGTACTGGACAAGAAGATATTTCGGGAAATGTACCCAGGTGCAAACGATGGGGCTAACTTTCAGCAACGCAGCACAGGGGATGACACCTCTGCCTGGGTGACCAAAGAGGATATTCGCATTGCCGAGTATTTTTACATTGAGCGTGAACGTGCCAAGCTGTATTTGCTGAGTGACGGCACAACGTCTTTTGGGGACAGCGCCAACTTCTTTGCACGGGTTGAGGCCGCAGGGTTGACTGTGGTTGATGAACGGGACTCATTCCGCAAGGCCGTTAAATGGGTCAAGATGACCGCAATGGAAGTGCTAGAGGAAAAGACCTGGGCGGGTAAATATATCCCCGTTGTGCCTTGTTATGGCGCACAGGTCATTGTGGATGACAAGCGCAAGAAATACGGTCTGGTGCGGTTTGCCAAAGACCCCCAGCGGATGTACAACTTCTGGCGCACCAGCATGACCGAATCGGTTGCGCTTGCACCCAAGGCCAAATGGTTGCTGGCAGAGGGCCAAGACGAGGGCCACGAAAACGAATGGGCAATGGCTAACATCAAGTCAATGCCTGTGCTGAGATACAAGCAAAAAGACATTGAAGGTGTGCCAGCGCCAGCACCCGTGAGATTGCAACCCGAGCCGCCACCCGCAGGGATTATGGAAGCGGCAGGGGCTATTTCTGCTGATTTGCAAATGGTCTTGGGCATCATGGACCCAAGCCAATTGCCGTCTGGGAATATCTCAGGCAAGGCATTGGCAGGGCAACAGAATCAGGTTGATCTGTCTAACTTCCACTTTTACGACAATTTGACCCGTTCCATTGCCCAAACTGGGCGCATCATTCTTGACCTAATACCCAAAATTTACGACACCCAGCGGGTGATGCGGATTATTGGGTCGGATGGTCAGCCCGACATGACCACCATCAACGAGGCCAACGAGATTGGCGAAGTTCTAAACGATGTGACCGTGGGTGAATACGATGTGGTGATGGACACAGGCCCAGGATTCCAGACCAAACGCCAGCAAGCCGTGGAATCCATGATGCCTTTGCTGACAGGCAACGCTGAATTGTTCAATATTGCGGGTGACTTGGTATTTAGAAACATGGACTTCCCAGGCGCAGATGTAATTGCTGACCGCCTTGCCGCCATGAACCCAATGGCAAACATTGACGAGAAATCCGACATACCGCCCGAGGCCCAGATGCGTCTGGCACAGTCTGAACAGATGATTCAGCAACTGCAACAGCAATTGCAAGCGGCTGGTCTGGAGATCAACAACAGGGCGCAAGTGGCCCAGATCAAAGAAGAAGGCGCAACCAAGCGCAAGCTGATGGATGTGACCGCACGGGCGCACAACACCGAAACAATGGCAGAGGTTCGGGTTAATGACCAGAATACCCGCAGCATCACCAGCCAGAACAAGACCGAAATTGATGCCTTGGTCAAAATCCTGCTGGCAAGAATGTCACCTGACCAATTGATGGGCGAGATTGAGCGATTGAATGCCGAGCAATTCCAATATGCCAACATTGCCGCCCAAGATATTAGCCACCAGCCCAATCCCTTTATACAAGGAATGCCGCAGTAATTGACATCTACATGATTTCGGGTAATATCGCCCAAACCTTACCAGTTGGGTCAACTGGGTAAATCCTTGGAGTAATCCATGTCTGAAGTGCAAGAAGCACCAAAAGTTGCCGCTAACGTGGTGACAAGTGAGAATTTAGCTGAGTTCAACGCCAAGAAGATGGGTTTAGCTGATAGAGCGCCTGTCGAGGCTGTGGTTGAGAAAACTCCCACAGAGCCGACAGAAACGCAAAGCCAGAGTGAACCGCTTGGGGAAGATGAAGCGACAGCGACAGAGGAAAGAAAACGCAATCCAAAGCTGGAATTGAGGTTTGAAAAGATAACCAAGCAACGCGAAGAAGCAAGGCAAGAAGCTAAGCGGGAAC